CGCCGATCACACTAAACGGCATTGGATGGCATGGAGTGGCGTCCCGTTTGCCCCATTTTTGCCCCATCCGTATTGCTATTTCGTTGCGAAAATAGCTAACTCCGGCAAAGCAAACGAACAGTCGGCTACTAACCCATGGTCGGAAATCCATTCCCGTGAGATCTGACTACAGGATAGCCACAGCATCTTATTGAGGATTACATATTGGATATGTTCGACGCACCTTTATCCGATGCTGACCGCGATGCGCTATGCAGCGGCATATCTCTGCATAAATTTTATTCTTTTTCGGAAACCACTATCGAGGCACTGTCCGCTCCATACCTCTGGTTCTCACACATAGATGCGTTTAACGACCCCTTCGAGGGACAATTTCAGTACGTCTTCCATCCATCAATTGACCAAATAATTCACTACGAGATGGCTGACGAGGCACAGGAACTCAAACTACGACAAGAATATGAAATTGATCCTGAAGGACTAATCGAGCGCCTCAGACCGTATTACATACAGCAATACGAAAACGCTGCCCGAAAGGATCGCTATGCGTACTGCTGCTTGTTTAGTGAACATACCGAATCATCCAGTATTCACGTGCGCGCACTCGCCAGAATGTGGAGCCTTTATGGCAACGGCTTAAGGGGGCTTCGGGTGAATTACGACGCATCGACCTTAATGCAGTCTCTCGGCCTAGTTCGAGCAGAACCGATTCAGTACGTCGAATCACCAGTTGCGCCAGATATACTAGGTTATCTAGAAGCGGAGCGCGTCGGCCATGGGCCACGCTGGACGCATTCTACTTATTTAGAAAATGCACAAAACAAGCACGTCGACTGGGCATACGAATCAGAATTTCGCATTCGCTCCAAAACAAGCGGTCCGATGTCATACTCAATAGATGCTATCAAGTCTGTCGACATTGGCGAAAGAATGCCCGCTGCCCAGCAGCGAGTCATCAGGCATATTCTGTTAGCTCAAAACCCTTCCATTACTTTCAACCAAGCTAGAGTCAAGAAGCACAGTTTCAACATTGAGATCACCCCTGAACAGTAAATAGCATTTACATCTTCATTGGATATCCAGCTCAGCTTGTTGGGCTTGCTTAGCGGCTAACGCTACTTACACGCAGTCCGGCCCAGCAATTCCAACTGTATTCCTTCTCCGGCCTACCGCACCAGCATCAACTCATCCCACCGCGTCGTATACCGCTGGCTCATCATCTCGCGCTTCATCGACCACTCCGCGGTGGCCGGTATTCGGCCGAGGCGGACGGTTCCCCTGCCCTCGCGCGCGTTGATCTGGTCGACCACGGCCATCAGCCGATCGGCGCCTGGCCGTGGGGCGGCGGCGAATAGGTCGCCGGTGAATTCGCCGCGCTGCCGCAGGTCCATCAGCAGCACTTCCGCTTTGCTGTAGGCGTAGCCCTGCCGGTAGATGGCCTCAAGCCCGCGCACGGCCGCGGCAGCAAGCACGCGAGTATCGTCAGTCGGGTACGGCAGCGGGCAGCTGATGGCATTGGCGTAGCGCGGCTGGTTGGGGTTGTGCATGCCGGTGCGGATGGCCACTTGCAGCGCGCCGGCCAGGCTCTGCTGAGAGCGCAACTTCTCGGCAGCCTTCGTGACGTAGGCCACAACCGCTTCGCGGATTGGAGCGATGTCCCGCAGACGGCTGCCGAACATCTTCGAGGAACAAATCATCTGCCGCGGCGGAACCGCCTCCTCGAGTTCGAGACAGGAGATCCCGCGCAGCTCACGGGCGGTCTTCTCCAGCACCACGCTGAACTGTCGGCGCAGCGACGCCGCGTCGTACTGCGCCAGGTCCCAGGCGGTTTGGATGCCCAGCGGCTGCAGCCGAGCCGTGAGCCGCCGGCCGACGCCCCAGACCTCGCTCACCTCTGTCATCCGCAATAGCCGGTCACGCCGCTCCGGGTCGCGCAGGTCGATCACCCCGCCGGACTTGCGCCAGGTCTTGGCCGCCCAGTTGGCCAGCTTGGCCAAGGTCTTCGTCGGCCCTATTCCCACCCCCACCGGTATACCGGTCCAGCGCAGCACGCGCTCACGCGCCTCGTGCCCCAGCGGCACCAGGTCGCCCGTCATCCCCGTCAGGTCGGCGAACGCCTCGTCGATGCTGTACACCTCGATTCGCGGAAACATCCCCTCCAAGGTCGTCATCACCCGGGCGCTCATCTGCCCGTAGAGCTCGTAGTTACTGGAGAAACAGACCACACCCCACTCGCGCATCTGGTCGCGCCACTGGAAATACGGGGCGCCCATGGGGATGCCCAAGCGCTTGGCCTCGCGGGTGCGGGCGATCACACAGCCGTCGTTGTTGCTCAGCACTACCACCGGCACGCCGTCGAGCCATGGCCGGTAGACACGCTCGCAACTGCAGTAGAACGAGTTGCAGTCGATCAGCGCGAACATAGCTGGTGCAGATTGTGAGTGGCCACGCCCCATACGTGCAGGGACTCAGTGACGCGGAACGATCGGTAATCCGGGTTTTCTGGCTGCAGCCACACCCCATCCGGCGACACCTGCAACCGTTTGACCGTCATGCCGCCGTCGACGTAGGCGACGACGATCTGCCCGGAGCGCGCCTCAAGCGCCCGGTTCACCACGAGCACATCGCCGTCGTAGATGCCGGCACCGACCATGCTGGGGCCCTCTACCCTTACCAGGTAGACGTGTGGCGTACGCAAGTCGACCAGCTCATCGATGGAGAGCGTGACCTCCTCGTAGTCCGCCGCTGGCGAAGGGAAGCCTGCCGGCACGCGGCTGTCGACGTACTGGAGGAACGTGGAAGACGGGCCGAGCTGGCCGAGGATGGTGGCGTGCATGATACTACCCTGCAATTACTGTATATGCGTACAGTAAACCGCGAGCGCATCATGCGGTCAATGAAGAGAGGCAGCCATCCGATAGCAGGCTGGAGGGGATATGTGCGGTCGATTCACGCAGTACCGAACAGCGGTTGAGTACCTGGATGCGCTGCGCTACGACAAACCCATCGAGGGCGGCATCGATCCGGAGCCGATCAACCGCTACAACGTCGCACCGCGTTCGCGGGTGATGATCTTCTACGAGACAGACAAGGGCCTGCGCATGGCCAAGCTGCCTTGGGGCTATCAACCGTTCTGGGCTGTCGGCAAACGCCCGCCCGCGATCAATGCACGCGTCGAGACGGCAGCGACCAGCCGGTTTTTCCGGGACGTCTGGGCCACCGGCCGAACGCTGGTTGCTGCGGATGGCTGGTACGAATGGGTGAAAGATCCTGCGGACCCGAAAAAGAAGCAGCCCTATTACATTCGCCGCAAGGATGGTGAGCCACTATGGTTCGCTGCGCTCGCCCAGCTGGACCGTACCGGCCTGACCGAGCGTGACGGCGATGGCTTCGTGATCATCACCGCCACCAGCGACCAGGGCATGGTGGACATCCACGATCGTCGCCCCGTCGTGCTCGAAGCAGACTTGGCGCGTGAGTGGGTGGAACCGGATCTGCCGCTGGAGCGCGCCGAGGAGATCGTGCGCGACCTAGCGCTGCCGGTTGAGGCATTTGAGTGGTTTGCGGTCGACCAGGCAGTGGGGAATGTACGGAACGATAAACATCTGTTGATAGAACCATTGGTCAAAGTTTGAAGTAAGGGCATTGCTAATGGTTCTTGGACCGCACGCCGCCGGTGAGCTATGAAAAATGTGTTACCCAACACCGGCATGCCCGGAAGGCGGTCTGCAATGCGTAAGTCGTTTTTGCTGGTATTGTTTGGAGCCTGTCTGCTATCTATCAGCGGCGCCTCTTATAGCAATGAGCCAACCCAGCCGGCTCCTCGTGAAGCGTTTAACAAAGAAGTCCAAGACACTATTTTATCGGCTGTAACAACAGCTGGAGGTTCGTCTTGCTCCGTATACGGCGGGTCATGCCAAAGCTGCTCAATTTCATGTCGGGAAGGAAAATCTGCAGTGTGCACTCCAAAGAAGGAAACGTGCGGCGGCTACCCTTATACTTGCCAATGCTACAAACAACCGTCCTGTAGCTGCCGATGATCAAATCAAACCAAGCAAAAGCTTGGTTCTAAAGCCCTACATGGCTCATTCGCAGCATAGCCGATACGATGACGCCTGCCGTCGCAACCCAGACCCGCGCTACATGCGCGGGCTCAGGGAGGCTATCGGCCTGACGCCATCGTAAGCCATCAATCTAGCTGGCGAACCTGTCGTGCGCGCTCTTCCAAGTTTGGCAGTGACTTACATATTCCAGAACGTCAGTCAGCTGCTCCTCTTCATTCCATGCCGGATATAGTCCGCGCATACGCCTGACACGCTTTAAGCGCTATCAGTCCTTCGTCACCGTCGTTGGTTATTCCGATAATTCGTTGAGCATGCGCTGGGTCAAGTTCGCCTCGCGCGGTTCCATGAACCACGCCTCCGGCGCCGGCGGCGGCATACACTCCGCATGAGTTACCTGTAGATCCAACTGTCGAGTCGAGGAGGACTGACAAGCGGAGATCTGCAGTAGCGAGGCTATCGCGAAGGCGATCAGCAACGATTTTGGCATCAATCAGTTCCTTATGTTTGGACTTGGAAAGCTCGGCGAGGTCGCCTTCGAGCCTCAGCCGCTTGGCTTGCTCATCCCGAAGCTGCCCTGCGGCGGCACGGGATATCTCAGCCAGCGTGTCGGTATGCATCTGGTCCCGCCGAGCAATTTCGGCGTCTAGCCCCCTGCCCAGCTCGGCCAACTGCTTGCCGTAACTGTTCTCCTGCCACTGCCAAGCGCCAGCAGCCGCAACGGCCGTAAGCGCGAGCACGGCGAGCGTAGATCCGATCAGCTTGTATTGCTTAAGCAGCGTTATCATTTGAGTCCACCGTGCTCAAGGCTGAAATGGTTACCGTCGTGAAAGCGACCACCCCAAGCTCCGCCGAGTGATTCCCAGTATTCCCCAAGCGGTGCATAGTCCTCCGACCGGGTGAGGTAGTTGCCATCCTTGAACAGGTTGAAATCGACCGCCAAGCGTTCCTTGTGCAGTGAGCTCGCTGCGCTGTACGACTTCTTTTGTCCCACCGCACCATGGACCCGGGGATCCCGGTAAGCATCACCGAATGTCAGCTCGTATCCGTTCTGGTAGGCGTACTCGATTAATAGCCCTATCAGGCGTGTGAAGTGCCGCTGCTTATGTCCGAGGGTCATGGTTTTCTCCAGGCGAAAAAAAGCCCGCTGGGGAGCGGGCCGGAAATCCACAACCGGGCGGAAGGATTTGCGCCGGTGGTGGCGTTATGATGTCACTCAATCGTGAAACATGGCACTATTTGCGGCTGCATTAGAGGAGCAGAGCATGAGCTACAACGGGAACGACCGTCGCTAATACCCTTCGCTACGAAAACACGTCGAGGCGTTGCTGAACGCCGGCGCGACGATAACGAAGCGGGAGCCCCTGCAGCTTCTGTTCAAGGGTCAGGAGATGGGCGTTCGCCACGGCATCCTGCTATGCGAGCCAACCCCTGAGGAGCTGGAAGAAGCCCTCGGCTTGCTGGCCAGTGGCGAGAGCGACAGGCAGTCGGAAGCTCTCAAGATTTGCCTCAGGCAACTGGAGGCCGCACTGGCGCCCTACCCGCCATTTCACACAGCGCGCCTATCCAGGCGAGATAACACAGCAGCGATCGGTTGAGAAAAAAAGCCCGCACGGGGCGGTCTCGGAACACCACGACTGCAGGCGGGGGCGTGCCGCAGGTAGTGGCGCCATGATGGCATCGCTTTAAGCAGTCCGCTGCGCTATCGCGGCTTTCATTGACCGTCGTCATTGGCGACTGAAATAGTCAGCCGACGAAGGCAACTCATAGCGCCAAGTCAGTGCCGGTGTAGATCGCCGACTCATCTCCGGGATCAACGCAACCAGCTTCCAGGATCAACGCAGGTAGATCCTCGACGATACGGTCATAGGCTTCGTTGAAGCCAAGATAGAAGCCCACAAGCACGCAGGCCAAGCCGAAGACCACTACTGCCGCCACCCGGCGGATCGAAGCACTCATTGCAAATCCTTTTGCGAATGGTCGAGTAGCGATCCTGCAGCATTCGTGGCGGCAACCGGGCGGCGTACATCACACATCCACATCAAAGTGCGGCAGATTCGGAGCCGGACCGGTGATCAGGCCGTCAGCGATATAGGCCTTGCTGCTCTCCGGCACGTCGACGCCGCGAACGGTAACGCGGGTGCCGGTGCGCAGTTCGACCTCGCTGAGGCCAGCTGCGGAGTTGATGCTTCGTACCGTGGCAACGGTGCGCACGCCACCGGGCAGCAGACCGATGAAGCGCTTCCAGGGGTTAGTGGTGGCCATCAGTGGTGACGCTCCAGTTTAATTACCTGCTTCACCCGCACTGCCCCAGTACCCTCAGCACTGATGTCCACCGCCAGACACAGGCCCACCCAGGCGCCGGTTGGCTCTGGCACTCGGCAGAGCTGTGCCGGCAGAACCAGGCCGACACCGTGGTCATCGCTTACGGGGAACAACGGGATAGTGGTGCTGACGATCTCGATGTTGCCGCCCTTGCTCAGCTCGTGGATGCCGCGGGCCTGGTTGGCCGGCTGATCGGTCAGCCAGTCCTCGAAGACGTCTGGCGTCGGGTTGTCGCCGGCGGTGCCCGCGCGACGGACAAGCATGCTGCACCCGTGCGAGGTACCCGAGGTGTAGCAGGCATTCCATGCCGGTTGCGGGGTCCACTCGCCACCCAGCTCGGTCATCATCGCCGGCGGGATGATGCGGCTGATAGGCGTGTCGACGTCTTCCCAGGCCCAAGGCGGCGCCGGGTAACGTGGCACGACCTCCACCTGATCCGTATCACGAGCAGGGCGCACCACACCGCCGACCGTATCGGCGAGCCGAGCGATAACCTGCATGGCGGTCTGGCCCTGGTAGCTGAGCGCCCCGGCAGGGAATGTCCAGTCGGTCGCCTGCCAGTCGAGCGTGAAACCGGTGTTCAGCAGCTCGGCCTCGGCAGCCTGGGCAGCATTGATCGGAGCGCTGTTCAAGCTGGTGCGCAACGGTGCGTACGGCGCTGCCAGCAGCTGCGGCCGAGTGGCGCCGCTGATGCTGTAGGCCTCGGCCGGAAATCGCAGCTGCCGACTGTAGCGCTCAACCAACAGCACCCACTTCCAGCCGTTGATGTCCAGCTCGACTGACTTCGCGCCGTCGGCGTCGGGGCGCACCAGGTCGAGGGCGGCCTGGGTGAAAATGTCAGCGGTGAACGACCAGCTGAATGAGTCGGCATCGAGGCTCACGCGAATGTTCTTCGCCTCGATCGGCGTACGGCTGGGCAGCACGACCAGGTTGACGGTGTTCGCGATCATGTAAGTATCCAGTATCTCGGGGTCGGGCGGCGGCTCTGGCAGCGGCTTCACCGGCCCTGGGTAGTCCATGTAGGGCATGTCGGTCAGCACGCCATCGACTTGCCGCGCCCTACCCCATGGCAGCCATGCGCGGCGGTTGAGGCGAGTTGCTGACTGCCAGCCCACCCGAGCCGAGCACATGTCGGTCGGCTGGATGACTGGCGTCGCCGGCACGTAGCGGAAGTCGAAGAAAACCCGAGGCGAGGTGCTGGGAAAGTACGGCCGCCCGCCGAACTCAAACACCAGCGCACCGCTGCCTGGCACGTAAAGGCTATCCTCCAGTGCCGTTTGCGCGTTGTAGCGCGGGCCGAACTCGTTGACGCGGCGGTGGCCGGCCGCAACGCCGAGGTCCTTATGGGCGGGTTTCGGGTTGTAGATCAGCCGCAGACGCACATCCGCGACGCGAATGCTCCGGCCCCATCCTGACGACAGGCCAGTATCGCGAACCGGCACCCATGCCCAAGGCGATGCATCCGCCGGAGGATCATGCGCAAGAGCGTTTCGCCAGGCCCCTGCCCCGCCGAAATCTTGCGATGGCACACGCGCCCAAGGTGATGCCGCAGCCCGCCGATCGGCTCTCTCGGCGATTCGCCAGCAGGCCGCGCCTGTATGGTTCAACGGCTGCAGCACGTCCCAAGGCAGCGCCGATGCACGCCGATCCGCGGCTGCAGCGCGACGCCAGGCGCCACTGATGGAAACACTCAGCATCAGACCACCTCGACAGGAATGGGGCCATGTGCAATGGGCTGGAAGTAGCGCCGGGCAACGGCACGAGCGGTGCCCAGCGGCTGCGAGGGGTTGTCACCTTGGGCAGCCCACCAGGTGGGCTCGGCAGCAGGTAGCTGCCCCGCTTCGGTGATCTCGTACAGCCAGCCGGCATAGCGCGTCGGGCGGATACGCTGGCCGACCTGTACTGCCAGTTCGGGAACAAACGCGACACCGTAGTCGTCCACGCCGATGGCATACACCTCGCCACCTACCACGCGCACGTCGATGTCGCCGCTGCCACCCGGCGTCGGGCCGTAGCCCGCCAGCCGCCACTCACCGTCCGCAGGCCGCTCGACCAGCACAATCTCGCGACTCGCCGGCAACCGCTCGACGCGGACGAGACCTTCCACTCTACCGGGGTCGCCCTGCTGGCCACCGCCCTCGCCCGAGGTGATGTTGAAGGTGTAAACACCAGACTCCGAAAACGAGAGGTAAGCAGCACGGGTCCGACGTGGCGGCATGTCATCTACCCCGGCAATTAGCCACTCACCCTGATCGAGTAGCGTGGCCAACGCGAGGTTTCGAACGGCGGTGAACTCACCATCTGAAGTGTCAAACACCTGACACAGTTGATGCACAGATACCCAATCGCGGTACATCAACAAGCGTTTATAGCCTGATGTCACCACCCCGTCTCGCAACAGCCTGAAGCCTATGCCTGCTCTAGGAGCGGACGGACGCGGAATGGGAACGGAGGTCGGAGGTAAGTACGTAGCCATTACCAAAAGTCCGGGTTATCGGTGATCAAACGAGACCGTGAGTAAAACGACTGGAGCCCAGGCAAGTATTGGTACGCGTCACCGAAGCCAAGTGACTGATGCGCGTTGGATACTGTTACTCCCTCGGTGGAAGATCGCCCAAGCGCCTGCGCCAACTGTGCCGGGAAAAGATCGTAATCCTCTGGAATGACGCACACGCCCCGCAGATAGCCTGCCTGGATACCCGCCTCGAACCATGGCACCTTGCAAAGCTTTGCTTCAGTGAGGTCTGGTAGCGGCGAGGGAGTCTGACGATTCGGGGGGGCCTGAGAACGCATGGCACCTAGCGGCATCCACACAACAGCGGCACCTGAGCCGACGAGCAATCCGGTAGAAGGGTACGTCAGAGTGCTAATTCCGCCGTGCCCGAAAGTCGCCTGCGCATGACTGCTATGTGCCGTACCCTGGACTGAGTTGTTCCCACCAACGGAGATGAAGTTCCCCTCCGAATCTTCTCCAGCATAAAGCGCTACACACGCCTGATCAGTTGCTGTTGAGCCGCTCTCAAACACAAAGTTATTGACGTAACATCCTTGGTTCAGGATGAACGTCTTGCTGTCTGCAATCACGGCCCAAGAATGGAAGTTTGCGTTGCGCGCAAAGAAGCTGGTCCCGATGCGCTGCGGCGTCGAATTATTCGCAGCGACTCCAGTTTTTAAGCCATCACCAGTAGGCAATCCACTGGCGTCTAAGCCCTGGAAATTAGCTGCGACATAAGCCGTCGCCAACTCAGATGTAGCGGCCCGGTGCAGAATAAAGACACCGGACGCCGTCGAAGGCTGCAGAACGATGTGATAGTCACCCTCATCGATCAGCCACCAACCAGCCGCCGCTTTGCTGCCGTATCCATCCACAAGACACGCTCTAAGCACGGCCTTCAGGGCGGTGAAATTCAGAACAGAGTTACCAATAACGGTGAATGAGTAGGCGGGCGCCCCAGCGTCGTCATGCTTATAAACGATGGCCATTAGTCTGCGTCCCCCCTCACCTGCAGTTCGAACTGGTCATCGTCCACCGTGCCCTGCCCGCTGATCACGGTGCGGATGCACCACATCGGGCCAAGGGCCGAGTCCGTGTTGAAGCGCACCGCATTGCCTGCAGCCCAGCCGCTACCCCAGCCTTCCCGACGGATCGTGAAGTAGGGTTGTCCGGTCAGCGCGTTGATCGGGGCGCAGTCGGTAGCGGTGTTGCCGGTGCTGATCACGCCCAGCTGCTCTTCCACCACGTTGAAGGCCGTCGCACTGGTGAATACCAGCGCCCACTTGCCGGAGATCCCGCCGGCGTTGGTGATGATCGGCGGGTAGCTCAGGCTGTTGTATTGAGCCGTCGTCGTGTTGCCCACCGGCGCGTTGGTCCAGTTCGGCGCGCCCTGGCTCCAGGTCTGCTGGGTGAACCAGGTGTGAATCCGCGACTGCAGATCGCCCCACGCCACTGCGCTCGATACCTGCGCCTCGCCAGCAGGAAGATCCCAGGGCAGCGGCGAGCTGATCCCGAGCTCGCCGGTGATCTGCACTTCGGTCACCAACGCCATGTGCTCTACGCGATCGCGAACGATCAACGGCAAGCCAACCGGATTGCCCTCAGCGTCCTGCAGCACGAGCGGGTTGCTCCATGTCACCGTGCCGTTCTCCCGATCGGCAGAGAACGAAGCGGCGCGCAGCATGGTGCCAGCCCCATCAACTACCTCGATGCTTGCCTGTTGAGCCCGGGCAAGCTGAAGCGTGCCGCCAGCGGTAGGCGCGCTCACGACCGTCTCCGCCGTGTGATGGATCACCACCACATCGCCGTCGCGATAAATCGGCACCCGGCCGTCTGCAGGCAGGCGCACGGGATCTAGGCCGAGCAGGCCTGCATCCAGCGGCAACCGCGTCTGCACGACGGCGTTGTAGCGCAGCAGCAGCGGGATCACCGGCACGTCACTCGCCCCGCTCTCGTCGGCCGGGTTGGTGGTGAAGCGCAGCCGGGCGATACCGGTTGCCGTATCAACCGTGCCGTGAACGATGCCGGTGGAGAACTCGCCATTGAGGTTCGCCGCGGCTGTGACGATCGCAGCCGTGTCCGTACGCACTACGGTGATCTGCATACTGCCAGCTCGCAGCGGAGCGCCCGGGGTGCGGAACGTCGCCCCGGTGACACTAAAGCCCGCCGATGCCGTCAGGCACGCCAGCAGCGACGCTGCCCCGCTCGCGTTGCCCGGGTAACTGTTCAGCGTGGCGATGCCGGATACATAGTCCACACTGCCGACCGCAGTGCCGCCGTTGGTGTTACTCGCCACATCCCGATAGAGGATGCCGCTGCGATCGGTGTACAGCGCGCCATTCCAGCTGAACAGCAGCGACCCGGGCACGATGGGTTCGCCCACGCCGGGCAACAGCTCCACCGACAAAGGCGGCAACGCCTGGTTGCTGGTTTGAGGCTCGGTCGCGACGTTAGCCGGCTGCGCTGCGACAGAAAGCGTACCGCCGAACTGCTCGCGCACCTGCACGGGCGTCGTGATCAACACCGGCTCAGTACCACGCCCGAACAGGCCCGGCTTGGCCTGGTTGCTGTAGGTGTACTCGACGTAGTCGTACAGCTGAGCGACCTGCAGCGTCACCTGGCCGGTGGTGTAGTTGATCGTCCCGACTCGCCCGCCCTGCCATCCACCGCTGCCATTGTCATTGGCGCTGTTGGCGAGATCTCGCTGGCCATCGTAGACCGGCAAGGCGTTACCGCTTTCGATAACCTGCCAGTTGATGGCCGGCGCCGCCTGGCGACGCGTCGTCATCCAGTCGACCCGGACCGAGCCAGGCTTGAGCGGCGCTCCCGGCACGGTGAACGTGGCCATGCCGCTGCCGTCGCTGCTCACGCTGAGCGGCACACTGCCCACCGCCCCCTGGCTGTAGGTGTAGCCGATCCCGCCTGACGGGGTTGCGGCAAGCTCCATCACGATCTCGCCGGAGGCGTACGCGATGGTGCCGGTCCCGCCCGAACCGCTGAGAACCCCCTGCCCGTTGTCGGTGAGCGTCCGCGCGGTACCAGCGGTGAACGTCACCGTAACAGAACCCGGTAGCACGCCGCCGCCCGGCAAGGTATGGCGCACCTTGAGCTTGGGCACCACGGTGCCGCCGGCGCGCTGGGTCACCGCGTTGTCGGCCGAGCTGATGTAGCTGTAGATCAGCGAGCTGCCCACATCCGGCAGTGCGTTGAGGGTGATCGAGACCGAGCCCGTGGCCAAGCTGATCGTGCCCGCCCCTTCGCCGGTCAGCAGGCCGTCGCCGAAGTCGCGCAGTTCATACCATTTGCCCAGCGCCATGTACGAAACCGACAGCGTCCCGGCGCGTGGCACCGCACCGGACAGGTTCAGCGTGTACACGTAGCCGCGGTTCCCAAGTGTAATCTCAAGCTCGCCGGTTACCGTGTCGCCCGTCGCCGCAGCGCCTGGGCGGTAGCTGCCCGTGGCAGCACCGGTCCAGCTCGTGCCGGTGCGTATCAGCGTGACCTCACCGGTCTGGTAGTCGATGCGACCAGAGCTGATCCAGTTGCTGCCGCTGACGAAGCGTAAACCGCCCTTGCTGTCGTCGGCGAACGTTCCACCATTGGCGGTGATGCTGAGGGTGCCCGGGGCGCAGCCGGTACCGAGGAAGGTTCGCGACTCGCCGGCAACCGCACCGGCTGCCACCGTCAGCGCCACGGAGCGCGCCGGGCCGGCCGGCAGGTACATCTGCCGCTGATATCCGCCCAGCACGTCGGCCAGCGCGGCCTCTTTGGTAGTGCTCGGCACAAGTTGGCTGTATACGGACTGCACACGCAGGTTCAACGCACCGGCGGACACGGCCTCTGCCAGCGGGCTGATGCCGTAGTAACGCGCAGCATCGGCCACCTGGGTGCTGAGAACCCGCGCCTTGGCCGCGCCGCTCAATGACGTGGCGGTCGTGCCGGCAGGGGTAACCTGCCCACCCGGGTATTCGGTCTGCAACGGCGCGCTGATCGAAAGGTCGAGACGGCGGCGTGTGAAGTTCACGAAGTTGCCATTGCCGTAATCGTAGGTGAACTGCTCCAGACGCGAGTCCACGCCAGTCAGCCGCACGTACTGTGAAGCGCCGGCGCTGACCAGCTGGAAAACGTCACCGACTTCGGGCACGCGCTGCTCTTCGCGCTGTACGCAGGCAATGGCGCGCTGCCCTGCCAGCTGGGTACCCAGCAGCTCGAACTGTGCCGTCGTCGCCGCAGCCACATAGCTTTCGATGGCGTTGCGCGCATCGCGGCGCTCATCAGTGTGGCTGCGGGTGTTGAACAGCAAGACGCTGACGCGCGGATCTGCAGGCGCCTCGGTTACGATCGCATGCGCACCCAGATACGCATCGGCGTTCTGCGTCATAGGACCGCCGAACAGCTTGCGCAGATTGATGCGGCCGGTGGTTCGGTCCAGGCGGCTGATGTCGGGGAACATGTTGTTGACCTGGCCATCGACCACGGCATTACCGGTCGCACGGCCACCGCCATCGTCTTCATCCGTCAGGCGCTGGCTCTTGAGCAGCTTCACATCGGTGACGTTGATCGTCATGCCATCAATCTCCAGGCAACAAAAAGCCCGCATTTGGCGGGCCGGTCAGGGTTCAAGGTTGGTTTCCGGTATAGGTGGTGGCGCCACCGTGATCAGGCGCAAGGTCAACTCGTAGAGCCAGTTCGGACCAGGGTTGACGGCGCGATGAATCGGGCGGGCCTGCACTGCCGGCCCGGCAGCGCGATTCCAGGTGACGTAGTGCTGTGCACCGGTTGGCAATGTCAGCAAGTGCACTGCTGCAGGCGTAGCGGCAGCGGCTTCGAGTTCGCGGACCTTCGCGAGCGTGAACCATGCGCCGCCGTTGCTGCTGAGTGTGATCGGCCGGCCGTAGAGCTTGAGCCCTTCCTGAATGATCAAGGCACCACTCAGGCTGCGCTCTTGCTCCTGCTCGACGGCATTCCAGTCCCACTCGTCGACCCACTCCATTTGCTCGCCGCCCAGGTCGGGGTTATCCGCCAGGTCGATGTCGTCCAGGGTCAGTTGCATCAAAGAGCCCTCAAGCCGGCCTGCTCCAGAATCCCGAGCAGGTTGGTTTCGTCGGTATCACTACTCACCGCCACATCGACAGGCTGCCGGCCAGGCACCTCCAGGCGGATGACCTTGCTCGGCGCCTGCGGTTGCTCCGATCCAGCTGGCTTCTCGGCCTGATGCGCCTCGATGCGCTTCTGCTGCTCTTCACGTTGGCGCTGCTGCGCTGATTCGGCCTCGATCTGCCGAAGCATCCCGAGCGCGCGCGAGGCGTTGGCCACTGCCTGGCTGTCACCTTGGGCATTGGCCTCGGCCAGCTGCGCCTCCAGTTCACGCCGCCGACTGGCGAAGCGACGCCGCTCGATGTCCTCGGTGCGCCCTTGGAGGTTGTCCAGCTCATCCTGCAGAGAGTCGAGGGTGCTGCGAGTGGATTCACCCATCTGCTGCATGCGCTGCTCAGCCGCAGCAATCGCTGACTCGAGGCTCGAAAGGTCCGAATCGTCGAGCAGGCTCAGCGCACGGCGCATCGAATTGGCCGAGCGGACAAACTCACGGGCAGTGAGATTGCCCCGCTCGTAGTCGCCCATCAGCGATTGCAGCGCGGATTTCTGGCCGAGGAATGCCTGCTGGGCCTGCAGGCTGGCCTGCTGGGTTTCCAGCGCCCAGCGCCCGATGCTGCTCATCATCGGATTGGCCGCGGCGCGTTGGAGCTCGGCCAGTTGTGCTGTCACTTGGGCCAGCGACTGGCGGGTTGCGTCCAGGCTGCTGGTATCGATCGACACGTTGACGCTGTTGATGCCCCGCAGGCGGTCGTAGAACTCCAGCGCCGCTGCGCTCATCGCAGCAAGCGGCTCCCGCGCACGGCTGACCACACCGGAGAAGAACCCCTCCATGGCGGACATGTCGCGCTTAGCGTCGCTGGATTCCTTACGGCGACGTTGCATGGCTTCGTCACCGGCCCGCCGCTCCGCCTCCATGCGCTTGCCACTCTCGCGGCGCAGCTGTTCGCTGGTGACGATCGCGTCCTTGTCCGACTTGTTCTTGTCGTCTTGGGCTTTCTTGCCGCCCTCCAGGGCCTGCTTGAGTTCCTTCTGGCGTGCGGAGAGCTTGGCCAGTTCAGCGTTGTACTCGGAAGCGCCGACCTGCCCATCGTCATATAGGCGCCGCAGGGCTGCGCTGATGGCAGTGATATCGCGATCGGTCTTGGCGTCGCTGATCGCTCGCTGAACAGCAGCGAGATCTTTCAGACTATCGGCTGCAATGCCAACAGCCGACGCCATGCCGGCTGCAGAACCACCAATTTCGCGGAGCTTCGCCTGGACCATTGCGGTGCCGCTGGCGAACTCCCGCTGGCTCAGGTCGCCGCGCTGATAGGCGCTGTAAAGCTCATCGCCCAGCTGTCTGAACTGCGCCGCCCCCGTTGCCGCGTCGATCTGCGCGAGTGCGTTGTTCATGTCGGTGACGCGCTGCACGACGTGCTCGAACTGATCGTCAGCGGCCTGTTTCACGACTTGCGTCTGTTCGGCGGCGCTCTGCTCCACCTTTTCGGTGAGGAAATCCCAGGCGCCGGCTACCTGGCCAAAGTCGGTTTTCGCCTGCTCAGCGTATGCTGCGCTGAGATCGCCAAGAAGCTCGTATAGCCCACTCGCCTTCGCTCGAAATTCCGAGCCGCCAAAGACGTCAGCCACTTCGCCGACAACGAGCGCCAAACGACCGACCGTCTGTTGTACCACCAATGTCAGCTGCGCTGCTGCACTGCTGACTACGCCCGCGAATGTGTTCCAGACGGTCGTTAGGGTAGCGGTCGCATAACGCCCTGCAGTGACGGTCTGCTCTATCGCCGGCCCAATCTGTGCCGCCATGCTTGCAGCACGCGCGGCAAGCCCCTCGAAGTCGACCGTAGCCAGCTTCTCAACGTACTTCGAAACAGCCTCAGCGCCGTTGACGAACGCATCGGACAGGCTCTGAGCCAAGCGATCAAGGCGGCCATCATTCGCCATTTCGTCGAGGTGGTCCGCCAGCTGCTGCAGCTTGCCGCGCACATACTCAAACGCCCCGCTATCAGCCACACGGCCGGCGAAGTCGCCGAACTGGTCGCCTACCGTCTTCAACAGGCCGGCGAAGGTGTTCATCCGAGCCGCTGCTGCCGCGCCACCGTAGGCCTCGGTCAGCATGTCCATGATGATGGCTTGCGCTTCAGCCTTGCGGCCGGTGGCCTCAAGCTGCTTAAGCAGGCGCTTCTGGCCGTCTTCCAGTTTGAAGCCCTGCCGGCCCAGCGTGGCGATCGCATCCGACGGCGATTGCAGCGCGCGCCCGACGATCTCCGCCGACTGCTCGACGCTGATGCCGAGGCGCTGCTGCTGATCGATGACGATCTGCATCGCTGCCGGGAACTCGCTGGCTACGATATCGGTGTAGGAAAGCAGACGGGTTTGCCCAGCCAGGATCTGCTCGGTCGTCAACATGGACGAGCGCTTGAAACCCGCCGCCATGTCCAGCAATTGCTGCGCGGTGAGCCCAGCTGCATTACCCGTTGAGGCCAGAGCCGCTTCGAGCTGAGCCAGCGCCTGCTCGTTGTCGCTGCCGTCGGCGATCACGGCGCGGATGCCGTCGCGCACCAGGTTGAGACCGCCACGCACCAGGTTGAAGGCAGCGTTAAGGGATATATAAGCGGCGGCGAAGGCCAGCACCCGTTTCGCGCCATCGCTTAGAGCCGAGCGGGCCGCCTCAACACGGTCGGTGTGTTCTTTGGTCGCATCCGCCGCCCTCTTTTCCTCGACTCGCTTCTGCTTGATCGCCTCGCGGTTGTCGGCCAAAGCCTTCTTGCCGGTCTCCAGCTCCGCTGTCAGCCGCTCTTCTTCGGCAGTGACGTTGTCGGTATCGACGCCAAGCTTTTTCAGTTCGCTCGTGGTGTTCTTGATGGCCTGCTGATTGCGCTTGTAGGCACGCTCGGCTTCGTCCAGCGTGCGGCGCGCCTCGCGCAGGGCGATACGCTGGCCAGCAGTGGCCTGTTCCTGATGGCCGATCTCGCGCGTCAGGTCGTCAAGTGTCGCCGCGGCATCACGCTGCGCACGCTCCAAGCCTTCGGTTGCCTGCTGGTTGTCGCGCAGAGTGCGGGCCAATCCGCGTGCACGTCCTGCCTCTTCCAGCGATTGTTTGAGACGCCGACCGTCTTCGGCCAGCTCTTTCATCGAGTCGCTGGCCGGCTCAACGTCCTTGCTCAGGAAGTTGCGCGCACGCAGGGTGAGCTGAATAAGCCGGTCGAAGGCCATCACTTTTCTCCAAGCAATAAAAAACCCGCCACGGCGGGTTTAAAGAAGAGGTCGAGTCAGCAGCCAATATAAAGCCCCGCCAACGCAGAGCTTTAGTGGTTCATGGTCAAATGTTACGCAGTTGCCACCTCACTAGGTGCGGCCATGCCATCGAGTGCGTTGCGCGCCTTGAAGAACCCGGCACTGCCGAAATAAGGCAGTCCGATAATCACGGCGGCGTAAGCACCAACTGATAGCGAGATGGATCTAGTAAGCATATAGGTGAAGAAACCGACAAAGGCGCCCAGGAACACGCCGCAGAGGAACCCTATGAAGGTCTTCTGAATGATCGGCTGAAGATCCGCCTTCGTGATTTCACCATTGCTTTCTTGGACCGCAAACACGATAAGGCGGCCGGCGCTTTTTGCGCAGGCCAGCCGGACGACAGCGCCAACCTTGACGAAACTATCGAGGTAGAGGTCGGTGATAACCCGGCGCACACGCTTGCCGCCTATGTTAACGAACACGTACTCAGTCAACCCGTTCATCACAGCGCCGTTGCCCAACTCAGAGATCTTTCCTTCCAATACTACGATTCCCATTTTCCGTTCCTTAACTAGCGAGTAGGGTTCCAGAGCGATGCACTCCGGTGCAGTCGCATTTTGCCATCAACTCACAGAGATCCAAGCTCGGATTACAAGTTCTTAAGGCACTCTTGGTAGAGTTCCTTGGATTCGGTTACGGATTAACGCGACCGATAGGCCGACGCGTGCCACCACCTCCACTAGCACCAGCGCCTTAGAGAGCCATCCCTGGCCCTGCCACATCAAGCCGCCGCCTTCATCCCCAGCGAGTAGAACTGCGACATGCCAGCCGCCGTCACCAGCGGATCTGCCAGCAGCTCACCTGTGACCTGGTAGGCCGCATAGGCGGTGCCGCTGAGCTGGATCTCCTGCACCAGACCAACCTTGAAGCGACGCAGCCGCGCCGGCGTCGGAGCACCGCCCTGCGCCGCGTTCAGGCCCGCGAAGTAGCATTCCAGCTCGACCTGCGAGCGGGTCAGCATTTCCACGACATCGGCTTTCAGCTTGGTATAGCTGGCCTTGATGCCGGCGTTGGTGATGCTGGTACCGCTGGTGATCTGGATGCCGTAAGGCGTCAGCAGGTAGTCGGTGCCAGGCTCAAGCGGGCCGTCCGCAGCAGTCACGATGGTGACCGGCGCCGACAGGTCAGGCAGGTTATCGAACGGGATCAGTTCGCCCGGCAGGGCCTCGCAGACATGCGCCTCAGCGGCAACGGTGCCGGCGGCGACGCCATGAATAGTGCCGCGACCCACCAGGGCGAGGTTGCGAGCGTTCACGTCGTACAGGGTGAAACTGGCGGTCACGCCGGTCACGCGGGAAGTCACGTTGCGGTTGCCCGCGCCGGTGATGTAGTTGGGCAGCGTTTGCTGGTCCTCGGTGTGCGCGATCTTCAGCTCGCTGGTGTTGCCCCAGGGCAGCAGGGCCTTTTGCGTTTGATAGGCGCGCGAAAACAACTCGCCGTAGCCGATAAGGCTGGCGTCTTCGACAGTGATCATTGGATTTCCTCGATGTCAGAGAGCGGCGCGGGGCCAGGTGCAGCGGGGATGGGTGAGGTTACTTGGCCTCGGCTGCAGTCTTGGGCTTGGCCGGCGCGGGCTTCGGCGTGAAGCCGTTGGCCTGAGCATGAGCCATAGCAGCAGCAGTCAGCTCCTGCTCACCCTTTTCGTACAGCTTGACCTTGCCGCCTTCACGAAAGGTGAACGGCTTTTCTACAGTGGCTTTGGGCATATGCCCTCCTATGGTTGCGGGTATTGCTCGACGAAAGTGGCGGCGAGTTGGGCCTGCACGATCGCTATCGAATGGCCCGGGGCCGGGTAGTTGAACTCCACATCGCCCAGCACGACGCCTTGCAGCATTCCGCGCAGCTGTGGCGGAGGCGGGTCGCGTAGCACCCTGGCGATGCTCCACTCGACCAGATCGAGTAGCGCGTGCCGGGCCTTACCGGCGTGCTGATCGAAGTCGATGACAACTTCCACCTGGTAGGCGCGAGCGCGACGACCAGAGAGCGTGACCCCCTGAGGCGTCACCGCATCGCCGGCGGATGCCGCCACCAGCGTTGCAACCGGCAGCGCCGCGCCCTGGGCGAGGTCTTCGTAGAACTGGCCCACCTCGACGGCGGCCAGCGTCAGCGGGTAGCCATTGGCTTCGGTAATCTGACGCAGGCGATTGGCAATGTGATCGGTGATCTCCGTGGCGATCGGCGTCATCAGAACAGTTCCTTATCCAGATCCCGGTTGAACTCGAAGCCAAGCCGGTCGGCAGCCCGTTCGCGCACGCTGTCATCCACCGCCACGCGGAACAAGGCAGCGGCCGAGGGGCCGTGTGCGTCTTCTGGCACCGCGTAGTTGTAGCGGTACTCCTTGATGTGCTGACGCTTGCTGCGCGCCGTCAGCTTGCGCTCACGCACGCTACGGGTAGCGAGCGGCAGCTTGCGGGCGCTGGCCGGGTTGATGAACCCTGCCGCGACCTTCTCGCCGCGCCACCATTGCACCAGGATGCGCGCGCGGATCTTCGACCCATCGACCGTATCGGCACGATGCCGGTAGCAGCGCGCGGGGATGCTCGCTGACGACGGCACGATGCTCGCCTCGGGCTTGTTGCTGTTGGCCAGGTTCAGCCGGATACGATCGTTGAAGATGACCCGCCGCACGCCGGTTGCCTTGGCAAACGGCTCGACAAGCAGCACACGCTTCGCCCACCGCGCCGTGCGGTTGGTTGAGTTGATCTGGATGCGCTCGAATCGCTTCTCGTCGATGCCGAACGCGGCGGCGCCGTCTTCGAAGGGCGGCAGACTGACTTCCATGCTCATAGGCGCTTGACCCACATACGCCGCACGATGCGGTCATCTTCCGATTCGACCAGGCCCGCGACGCGCCACTGCACACCGTCGACCTTGAATACCGCGCCAGGCTGCGGGCGCCCCACTTCCACCACAGCTGCCTCCAGCTGAGTCGCAAACTCGACCATGCCGCCGAACTGGCCGGGACGGGCCACCTCGTGAACCAGAAAGACACGGCAGGCTGACGCCACCGCACCCGCCTGGGCAACGAAACTGGCCGGCGTTCCGACCAGCTCTTCTGCCGAGATCACCAGCTCAGCGCCATTCCCGCGCGGATCGCGCACGCTGGCCAGGTGAAACAGCCGACCGCCGTGCCGCAGATAGCGGCCCGGGCGAAACATGTCCGAATGGCGAGCGCGGATCTCAACCAGCGAACGCTGCCGCAACCCGGCAGGGGCCGGACTCTCGCCTTCCTTGGTGCGGATATCGACCCAGCGCTTGCCCAGCTCCACGGCTTGCAGCTGATCGCTCAGGTCGACCAGCTGCGCGCGGTAACGCAATCGTCCTGCTCTCATGTCAGAACCTCGGCGGCACTTCGATCTCGGCTAGCAGCGAGTCGGTGAAGTGGCTTGGCAGCTCGGCAAGGATGGTGCCGACCACCATCGTCTCCCGGAACTCGTGAGCCGTAGCGGCCTGCATCAGCAGCCACTGCCTCACGCCGGGATACGCGGCAAGGTCGGCGCCGGCGTGATAGCGGATGACTAGCCGGCCAGCCGGGCGCCCCTGCGGAAAATGCAGAAAGCTCTCGCGCTGGCCGCGCTCCAGCCGCAGCGGTGGCAGCGGCTGCAGCTCGGTCATGTTGCCATCAGGCTCGACGCGCTTGATTGCCAGCACCGTGTCCGCCTGGCCGACGTCGAGCGCATGTCCCGAGCCGTATGACTCGGGCCATTCCTCTTCGTAAACGGCAGGGCGAATCGCGGCGCCCGTCTTGGCCTCGGCCTGGGCGGTAACGCCAGGAATGATGACCTGCTCGACCAGATCGGCCTGCAGGTCATCAGCCTCGACGCGGCACTGCGCAGCCACATCCTCGACGGTCAGCACCTGGGCTGCGCTGTCATACTGGATGCGGCGAGCCATTAGGGTTTCGGCTCGTCGTCATCGTCACCCGGCTGCGTGTTGCCGCCGGCTTCAGGCTCGACAACTTCAGGCGCTGGCGGCGGCGCCTCCGGCTCAGCTGGCTTGTTATCGACAGCGGGCTTGGCCGGCTTGCCGGTACCGCCGCTTGCCTTGCCCGCGCCACCCTTGCCCGCTGCCGTAACAGGGCCTGCCTTGGCCATCTCAGCCACCTTGCCATCGACCAGCGCCTTGGCCTGCGCGGCTTCGAAGCCGGCGCGCTCGCCCTTGGAATAGCCGCGCCAGGACTGGATGAACTTCACCACTACACGATCATTGCTCATGTCATCACCTTATGAATGGGGAACAGCAAGCGCCCCGCCCGAAGGCGGGGCAGCGGGTTACATGCCGGCGCCCCACTTGACGCCGACGCCGACGGTGATGCACTCGAGGTGACGTGGGCCGAAGTCGTGCTTGGCGATGACGCGCACCAGCGTCTGGTCGCGCTGGAAGGCGCTGACCATGTTGCCGCCGGCGTCCTTGTAGGCAGCCTCTTTGCTGAAGTCGATGACTAGGTCCATGTCCTCGCCGATCATCATGTCGGCGAAGTTCACGAAGTAGATTTCCGACTCGTCGCCGGCATCGCCCAGGTTGACCGGGATCTGGTTGCTCAGCCCGACCGGGTAGCCCTTGAGCTGCCCTTGGTCGATCTCCGGGTAGGCCTTGTTGCCGTTGCCATCGCGCAACGATTGCAGCCAGCGCAAAGTGCGCGGGTGCATCAGCCAGCCGCACGAGGTCATCATTACGTTGGCCGTTTCGATGCGGAGCATCAGGCCGCCCAGGAACAGATCGATCTGCTGCAGGTTTGGCGTAGCGGGCGCCGGCAGCACGTGCTGCGCGATCGCCCAGTGACGCAGGCCCTTGGGCAGCACACCCGAGCCGTCGGCACGGATGAAGTGCAGATCCTCGGACAGCCCCATGCTGACGGTCAGGTCGTTGGCAACCAGGCTGTCAACGCGTGGATTCACACCGGACATGCGCAGCAGGTCATTGGAAACCGGAACCAGTGCTGCAGCCTTCTTGGCCGAGAGCTTGGTGTCGCCGAACGTCATGCCGGTCAGCGGGATGTCCTGCTCGGTGCCGATGTAGGTGACCACGGTGTTGCCGGTGATGCGTGGCATGGTCAGGTTGCCGTTGTTCAGCGGCAGACTGGTCACGCCCATCTTGCGCAGCACCGAAGTCGGGCGCAGCGCCTCGATCACATCGGATGCGAAGTTGGTCGGCACCAGGACACCACCAGCGCCCGGCGTTACAGTCGACAGCGCCATCTGCACGTCCGAGCCGAAGTTACCGTCCTTCGCCATCTGAGCGGCAGCCTGTTGATTGCCCTGCGCCGCTGCCAGCAGGCGCACCATCTGAGCCATCTTGGCGCCCGGAATGTGCTCTTTTCCGTCGCCACCATGCATGCGGCTAGAAGGCGGGCCTTGCACGCCCTGGGCGCCCTCGTCCACCGGCACCGCCGACAGTGCGGCGGACTTTTCAGCCGCCTCCGCACGGGAGATCTTGGCGCTGAGGTCAGCGATCTGAGCCTCCAGGCTGGTGAACTCTTGCAGCTGCTCCGCGCTGAGGTTGGTGCCGTCGGCTTCAAGTTTGGCGAGCGCCTGCAGCTTGGTGTTCAGCTCGGCGCGTTCGCTACGCAGTTGTAGAACTTTGGACATGGTGCCTCCTGGGCATAAAAAAGCCCGCACTAGGCGGGCCGGGTGACGCTGCCGCGAACGCGGTCAGAGTTGGGATTGGATCGCTGCGGCGCGCGCGCGCACCGACAGTCCGCCGTTGCCACGTGCCGCGCGGCTTTCAGCCACAGCACGAGACAGGTGATCGACTGCGTCCTGCGGACTTTGCAGGCGATCGGCCAAGCCAGCGCTGATGCCGGCCTGGCCACTGAACAGCCCGGCCTGGGTGGCGATCACCTTCTCGACGGAAAGGCCGCGATACTCGGCCACCGCACCGACAAACATTTGGTAGCTCTCCTGCACGATCTCCTGCAGTACCTGCATGGACTGATCAGTCAGCGGCTCGTGAGGGCTGAGGTCGTTTTTGTGGTCACCGGCGAACACCGTGGTGACTTTCACTCCGGCGTTCTCCAGCATCTTGGAGCGATCTAGGTGCTTGGCGATTACGCCGATGGAACCGATACCGCTGGTCTGGCTCACTACGATCTCGCTACAGGCGGCGGCGAGCAGGTAACCACCGCTGTAGGCCGAGAAGTTCACCAGGCCGGTGATGGGCTTCTGCTGCGCCATGGCGCGAATATCGGCTGCCAGCTCGAACGCCCCCACTGCGGCGCCGCCAGGGCTGTCGATGTCGAGCACGATGCGCTCGACCATCGGATCGGCCACGGCGGTGCGCAACTGGCGACGCAGCTCCTCGTAACTGGTCATCACCTCGCACATCTGCAGGTGAGCTGCCCGGCTGACCAGAATGCCGCTAACGGGAATCACCTCGACACCAGTCCGGCCAATGGCATGGCGGCGGTTATGTTCTTCCCGCTCCATGCGAGCGGAATAGTCGTCATCGTCGTGCCAGAGCTTGGCGCCTTCTGGCCCCTGCGCCTGGGCACCGATGTTGACGATATTCAAGTGCATGGCCTGGTTGGCCCAGGCAACACCGAGGTCGAGCATTTCCGGCGTGACCAGCAGCGGCTGGTTGAACAGCATGCTGGCCGCTCTCAGGTGGCGTTTCATTGTTGGAGAATCCTCTCGATCTCGGCCTGCGGCAGCTCCAGCTGCGCACGCACATTCGGGTTGGTCAGGTCTGCACCCTTACCCACGTCCACCATGTTCAGCGGCTGCAGGTACAGGTCGCCGCCCTTGACGGGTGGCATGTTCTCCAGCCGTCGAATGTCGTTCACAGACAACCAGCCCCACTGCCTGCCGATGGCATACGCCTCGTAGCGGCTCTTCTGGTCGCCGCGCATCAAGCCGGACAGGTTGAACTCGATGAAGTACTTGTGGCGATCCTTGGGCAGCAGGAAGTCGCGCATCATTGCCTGTTCGTGGCGCTTGGCCCATGGCAGCAGCCCGAACACCACAAACTGAATCAGCAACTGCTCGATGGTGTTGTAGTTGGCCTTCTCCAGGTCATTCACCATCGGCAGCGGGATCTTGTAGATCCGCGCGATGTTTGTGCCGGTGAGCTTCAGGATGTTCACCACGTCGGCGTCGACGTTGCTCATCGAGATCGGCTTGAAGGTCATGCCTTCCTGCAGCAGCGCCACCTTCTTCGCGTTGTCGATGCCGCTGTACTTCTCGCCCCATTGCTCGATGATGCGATCGACGCTCTTTTGATCCTTGAGGGCGGGCGCTTCGCGTGGCCGCTCGATCACACCCGATACCGTGGCGCCGTTTGCGAACGACTTGCCGGTGTAGCGCGTGATCGCCTGAGCCATCCCAACCGTTTCGGCGTGCACCTCGATGGGGGACAACCCCACGTAGTGGTTCGTCGCCGTCCAGCGCACGTGGTGCACCATGCGCATGGGCACCGGGTCAGCGGTGCCGATGCGGTAATACGGCAGCAGGTCGGCGCCCTTGAGCACCTGCACCTTGTCGTTGTTCAGCGGCCAGAGCGCGGAGACGTTGCCGTCTTCGCGCCGATCGATCCAGGTGTAGCTGTTGCCGCGCAGACCGCACGCCATCTGCTCGCATTCCTTCAGCTCGAATGGCGTCTGGAATCCGTTCGGCTGGTAGCGCAGCACGTCGTACAGTGGATGGTTGATGGCAGCGTCGCGCTGGCCGTTGTCCTTGCGTTCGTAGACGTCCAGCGGCAGCTGCGCCAGGCTCTCGGCCAGCAGCGTGACGCAGTTGTGCAGGATGGGAATGCCGAGCGCCGTCTCAGGCGTGATGGCGACCCCAGCGCTGTTTCCGCCGCCGGAGCCGAGCATGCCGCGCCAGAAGTCGCCGAAGCTCTCCAGCGTGCCCTGCCGTTGCCCTGCGCCTCGCAGGCTCGAAAAGAACATGCTCAGCCCCCCTTGGGTTTCATGGCCGCCGCAGCGCGATCAGCCAGTAGCGACCAGCCCAGCAGGCCGACCCCAGCCACGATGTACGCGGCGGGGACATTGAGTTGAGCCACACCGGCGACCAGCAGGGCGAAGCCCACCAGCCCGGCGAGCCAGGAAGCGATCTGCAGTACGGTGTTCATATGCCAACGCCTTCGTCGTAGATGGATTTGCCGCCACCAGGCGGAACGGAGCCGCTGACGCCCGTGGCGATAACCGACGCAACGATGCCGTCGATGCGGCCGTTGGATTTCGCTTTGTCGATCTTGCGGTTGTTAGCCGGGTCCGACGTGGTCACGGCGTTGGCCGCGCACATGGTCAGAACCGGGTTGCCGTCGTGCCGCAAGGTTTCCACCAGCTCGAGTTCGCTCGGGTCGACGTCGATGACGTTGCCCTCTTCGTCCAGCGCCTGGGGCGCCATGCCGAGCAAGCGCCGCTCAAATTCGTCTACGGCCGGCCCCATGCTTTGGTAGCCCTGGCCGAACGGAACGAGCTCGGGCAGCACGATGTCATGCTCGATCATCAGCTCTTTCAGGTCTTCGATTCGCCAGCGGTCGTAGCCGATCTGGTGGACGTCGAAGTAGGCGCAGATCTTCTGCAGGCGCCGCAGGACGTGCAGCTTGCTGATGGCTCTGCCCGGGGTCGTCTCTAGATGGCCTTCCTTGATCCAGACCCGATATGGCGCACGGTCGCGCTTCTCACGTTCGTCCAGCTCGTGGTCGGGTATCCAGAAGTACGGCAGCAGCCGCCAGTGCGGGTCAGCCTCGGTCGGGTAGAACAGCAGCACGAATGACGTCAGGTCGGTGGTACTGGAGAGGTCCAGCCCGCCAACACACGGCCGATTGCGCAGCACCCGCATGGGCACCGGCTCTGCCGCGGGCAGCCACACGTCACCACTAATCCACGGATTTTCCGCTGCGGTCCACTGGCAAAAATTGAGCCGGCGCACCACCGCTTCCTTGGCCGGCAAGCCGCGGGCAGCGAGCACCTGCTCGCGCAGGTAGCGCCGGCCGGGGATGCCATCGGTGCGGCCCTCCGGTATGTGATCGAGAGACGGGTTCACCTTCGGCCAGCACGCCTCGTCCTTGAACGGGTCGTCGCCTTCATCCAGCGAGCAAACAAACGCGAAGAACGTATCGTCGACCGCCTCGCCGCGGCAGACCCGCACGCTCAGGTCATGGTACTGGCCGGCGACGCTGTTCTTGTCCGAGCCGCTGTTGGTGATCATCGCCACCAGCGCGCGGCGCCGGCTCTTGGTACCGGCGCGCATCATCTCGACTACGGCGGCGGTCTTGTGCTCGTGCACCTCGTCCAGCAGGCCCATGTGTGGGCGCGGCCCGGACTGGCCTTCGTCCGAAGCGATCGCGCGGAAGAAGCTGTTGGTGTTCGGGTAGAACAGGTTCCAGATCTTCTCGTTGCGCCCCGACTGTTCGATCCTCGCGGCAAGCGACGGCGACATGTTCACCATCGACACGGCGTCGCGGAACAGGATCATGGCCTGGTCGCGCTTGGTCGCGGCGGCGTAGATCTCCGCGCGCTGCTCGCCATCGGCAACCAGGCCATACAGACCGATCCCACCGATCAGCGGCGACTTGCCCGAGCCTTTGCCCGTCTCGATGTACGCCAGGCGGAACCGGCGAAAGCCTTCCTCGGCGTACCAGCCGAACAGGCTGCCCACGACGAATGCTTGCCAGGGTGCAAGCAGGAACGGAGAGCCTTCGTAGTCGCCGCCGTTGAGGCGCAGCACGTCTTCGAAGAACCCTATCGCCCGATTGGCCTGTTCCTGTCGCCACTCCAGGCCGCGGGCCGGCCCCAGCGCCAGGTCGTTCAGGTGGCGCTGGCAAGCGTTGCGCACATCCGGGCCAGCGACAATCGAGCCGGCCAGCACCGCGTCCGCGAACGCCTTTACCCGGCAGTCAGCTGAAGTACTGGTCTGCAGCGTCTCTTGGTTCATTGGGGAACAGCTCGCCTTGAGGCGCCAGCGCCTTCATGGCGCGGCGCGCGACCGGGGAGAACCCGAACAGCGCGCCAGCCTGATTCGCGCGGCGCTCGGCATCGTTGGCCAGCTGCCGCCAGATGCTCAGTTGCTTGGCGCCGGTCTTGAACGTCTGAACGTCGCCGCTGTGCTCCAGCTCGTCGTTCAGCTCGGTGATCTTGCGACGGAAGCGAACCCAGTCGCCCACCGCTTCGCAGTAGGTGGCCAGGGCCATCATGTCGAGCGTGCTGATCCAGCCCAGGGCGGTCAGCGCTTCCACTACGCGGTCCCATTCCTGAGCACCCTCAGCGCTCAGGAAATCAGGTTTGGGCGGAGCCTGTACCGGCACAGCGGGTGTGCGCGCAGCGGCTTGTAGCGCAGCCATGCCTTGCTTGCTGGGGTCACCGCGCAGGATGTGAACCGTAGCCGGCAGCGGAGGCCGCCCGGAATTGGCATTCCCAGCCATGTCTGACCCCTCCAGGTCGAAGCCCCCCACCCCCCATTTTTCCCGGCGTTGCGAACGGCGATCCATAGGTCGTTCTAGGGTTTGGCGGTGTAGGGTTTTTAACCCCCCCTACCCCTGGTGTTCACTCCCGGGGCGGGACGGTTCCAATGGTGGTTCGGATCGATCGGCAGACCCGACTCGGAACAACCGAGCCGCCCGCCATTCTCCATCCGCTGCTTGGTCGAGTCGTGGCAGGTCTTGCACAGCGACTGCCAGTTGGCGCGATCCCAGAACAGCTTCCAGGCCGCCGCAATTCGCTCGGGGTCGCCGCTCAGCTTGGCGTCACCCAGCCGAGGCGGCGTGATGTGGTCGACCACCGAGGCCGGGACCAGCCGCCCTGCTCGCTGGCAGAACACGCACAACGGATTGCGCCGCAGGTGATCGGCTCGCGCCTTCTGCCAGCGGTAGCCGTAGCCCTTGGCCGCAGCGGTCAGCGGCTTAGTCACCCTTCACAACCCCGCGCACCTCGCGAATAAGGTCCAGCAGTGACCGGCCCTTGCTCGCTTCGGTGTAGGCGAACCATGCGCGTACCGACACCCAAGCCGGCAGGCCGCACACGAACACCACCGCACCCAGCCCAACAAGGCCGATGTCGTCGTTCGTCCAATGGCCGATCTCTAGCCACCGAATCACAAACGCCCCGCCACCGAGGCTGGCGACAACCGTGCTGATCATCGCCACAACGAACTCCCGCGCCGTACGCGGCAAGGTCATGGCCATCACCACAATCGCTACCAGCACTGTGGCGAACGCGCCGAGAACACCGAGCTTGTACAGCGCCAGCCCACCGGCCGCGGTCGTGGCAGGCTCTGTCATGGTCAAATTCCTCACGAGGCATACCCCGTCGGCAGAAACGAAAAGGCCCCGCCGAGTGGCGAGGCCAGAAACGAAAAACCCGGCGCGGTGGCCGGGCTTGCTGTGAGGGTCGCTGCTCGCGTACCTCTCTGAACATGACGGATTTATACCCCTCCAATCTCATGGCAGCAACGGCGTTTCGCTGCCACTCCCGCAATCAACGGTAACGCACCGGCAATCAACGGACATATCACACACTGGCTACCGCGCCGCAGGCGCCATTCCCTACCAGCCCCACCGACCATTGAGCAGGCAGGACGCAAAAAGCCCTTTAAAAACAAGGCGCTGTCCTACCTACCTACTTTTTCTATCCTTCCTCCCGTATAGAGAGAAAGTAATTAACGCTGCGCGTAATGCGCGCGCGTGCCTGTGCATCCGCGCCTTACGTGTGCACGCATTAGAAGGTAGGGAGGTGGGACGAACGCCCATTTGACGCGGCGCGCAGCAGGCCCACCAATCGAAAGGCAGGCGGGACCAGCAGGGACGCTCCCCGGAAGTCACGCTACGCGCTCCAGCAGCATACCAGCGATCGCGACATGCGCAGCACCCAAGCGCCGATAGAACTGCGCCCGACTGCACCCGCAATGCGCCCATTTCTGGTGGTCGAGGCTGTCCCGGGTCAGGTAATGCTCACGCACCACCTGCGCCAGCGGCCACTCCAGATGCTTGTTCACGATCACCTCGATGTCGGCCGACCACGGCAGCAGCATCCGAGATCCGCCCGGCGAACCGCGGATAAGCTCTCCCTTGCAGTCCATCAGCTGGCCCAGCATCGAACCTCCACCGCTGCCACCGGCTCCCAGGCCACCGTGCATGTCCAGCGCCCACAGCTTCAGCATCTCATCCATTTCGGCGATCAAAATGCTTTCCCCTTGCTGTTCTGCGGCAACAGCGGCGCCTGCTTGTCGGGGCGCCACGCATCCGGCTTCATGTACACATAACCCCGCGTCCCGCTGGGCGTACTGCCACGCCTGCGGCGGGGCCACTTCAGCCGGTGCATGATCTTGCCGACGCGCATCTGTGCCGGCTTGTCCCAATGGCTCGGGTCAATGTTCAGTGCCTTCTCCAGGATATGAGCCCCGGTCACGCTGTCACCGATGTGCCGTTTCAGGTACTCGATGATCGGCTCCTCCCACATGTCGGCCAGGTAGCGTTGGTCCTGCTCAGCCGCGAACAGCTCGGCCTCGTCGCGCTCCACCCACCACACGTGGCCGGCCTTGTAGCAGGCAACCGCCTCGGCCCATAGCTGATCGCGGTCTGCCCGCAGCCCTTCGACGTCGACCTTGGTACACATCACCGGCCAGTAGCGCCGGTTGCCCGTGTCATCCTTCAGGTACTCGTCCTGGTTGGTCGTACCGACGAACACACACTGACGCGGCACATCCAGCACCCGTCGCCCGTAGCTCTCGCGATAGGTATCAACCGAAGCCGAGAAGAACTGCTTGGCCCGCGTCGACTCGGCCTTATTGAACGCATCCAGCTCGCCCAACTCGACGATCCACTTGCCCCGGATCGCTTGGTAGCCATCCTTGTCGCCAAGGTTGAATGGCGTATCCATGAACCACGCGCCTCCCAGCACTGACATCGAGGTCGATTTACCCGCCCCCTGAATCCCTTCGAGAATCAGCACCGAGTCAGCCTTGCAGCCCGGCTGGAACACCCGCGCAACAGCTGAGATCGGCCATCGCTTGGCCACCTTCCGGGTGTAGTCGCTATCGACGACACCGAGCCGGTCCTGCAGCCACTGCTCAAGGCGCGGCGTTCCGTCCCATTCCAGTTGATTCAGGTACTCGCGGACCGGGTGATACGCGTTGTCATGCGCGACCGAGTTCACCGCCTCCAGCACCATGGCCGACTTCACCCGCAGGCCGTACACGTCCGCAAGCCATAGCGTCACCTTGATGTCGTCGAGGTCGCTCCAGTCGCCCGGCGCGCCACCATAGGGCGGCGTCCGCATCTTGCGAATCTTCGAGGCGAACTGGTCATAGGCGATCACTCCCTCCCAGCGCCGGTCGTTACCAAGGATCAGGGCCACGTTGTATGGGTGGCCGATCATCCCGCCCTTCTCCGAATACTGCAGCTTCTCCTGCCAGCTCTCGACCGTTGATGGGCGGACTACGGCCAGCACCTGGCGGCGCACCGCCTCCAGCCCTTCGGCTGCATGCAGGTCGTTGAAGTCCGTCCACTTGTCCTCGCGATCCGCATCGAAGATGGGCAGCACAACCTCCCCGCCAACGATCAGCGCCGCGTTCTCGGCCTTGATCTTGCCGACATTGACCGGCTTGCCCTGAATCACCGTCTTCCAGTCATCGTCGGCACAGAACACCAGGCGCCGGCCCGGGTAACGCACCCGCAAGCCCTCGGCCACCGGCAACAGGTTGCCCGCATCGAAACAGCAGGCCACCGTCAGCGACGTAGCCATGTGCAGGCTTGCACCTGTCGCGTAGCCCTCGCACACCAGAATCACGTCACCCGGTTCGGGATCGGGTCCGAACAGATGCACCGCTCCCTGCTTCTCCAACCCATAGGGCCAATAGGCCTTGTTCCCACCGAACTTCGGTTGCTCCTCAGGGAACAGAACCTGCAGCCCAACAATATCCCACGTCTTCACGTTGCGCATTGGCACTAGAGCGGTGCCGCTCTTGCGCTTGTAGCGCAACCCGAACCCGCCGACGCCCTTGCTCAGCAGGTACTGGCTCGAACCCTTCTCTTCCAGGTGCTTCCACATGCCGGCGGCGCGGCGCGCGGCGGTGCGATGCCTGCGCGCCTCGGCCTCGGCCGCCTTGCGCTGACCCTCCTCGGCGCGGGCCTTCATAACCGCCCGATCTTCCGCAGAAAGCTTGCCGCCCTTGGGCTTGATCTTGTGCCAGCTGCCCTTCTCACCGGAGCGCCAGTCCCCAAACGCGCCGCAGTAGAAGGTGTTGCCGTTACTGGTCAGGTGCTCATAGATCACGTACCAGCCAGTTTTCTCCGGGGCCTTGTCGCCCTCCACCTCGCAGCGGGTGCGCTGGCCGATCACCAGCGGCGTCACCGGCTTCAGGTCGCCGGCCTGCAGCTGGGCCAGCACATCGTCCAACAGTTCGTGACGATCAGCCATCAGCCAGCCCTCCGCTCGTAGCGCGCTTGGCACGGCACGCACATCGTGCAGCCCCGGCCCTTCATCGCTTGCAAGCGCTCGGCAGGTATCGGCTCACCGCAACTTTCGCAGTCAGCAGTCACCCGCAGCGAGGCAGGCTTGCGCGCAGCCAGCGTCTGCTCCACCCGTTCCAGCACCAGGTCATTGGCGCGATCAGCAATGTCAGCCATAAACCACCCCCGCGCGATTTGCTTTGCGCACTGCCGCGCCCAGTCGGAACACCGCATGCACCAGGCGCTCGGCCAGCAGCTCGAACTCATCCAGCTCGTCGGCGGTAATCTCGCCATCATTCAAGCTCTTGCTCAGGTGCAGGGTCAGGCCGCTTTCGCGGGCCAGCATGTCGCCGATACCAGCCAATAGCGCGGCAGGCGTGTCCGTCTCGCGCAGGTCGGAAACGTCCACGCCCACCCAACCGATCGGGTGCAGAATCGCCTCAACGATGCGAGGGTCCCGTGTCAGATCCAGAATCAACTCCAGGTCGCGGATGTTCGGCGTGTGAGTGGTATTGGTCAGAGAGAGCTTGTGGTTCAGCGTGGTGGGATTGGTATCGCCGTCTACGGCAGCGATGGCGGTGGCTCCGCCTGGATAGTCGCGTACAGCGTGGTGGAGCGCTTGTGGCAATGTCAGCAGCGCCCGGCGGGCGCGCTCAGCGGAACAGAACCGGCTTCGGCTCATGGCAGTTTCCCCAAAAGTCTGCCAGTGACCGCGTGCGCGCCTGTTGCTACAGTTGCGCCGTGGTCACTTGCTGGTGGTCACTTGCAAGCGGTACGTCTGTGGTGGATTAGCCGCTTGCAACCCTGTGGCGAGGCCCATGCTCCGCATGAGCCCCGCCGCTACAGCCCGCCCTATCTGTGGTGGAGACGGCGGGCAACCCAGGGCATCCGTGCTCTGGTAGGTGCGGTAGATCGTTTGGTGTGCTGGCGTACTCCGACGATCTACCGCATCACCCGACAGCACTGTGGTGGTGTGTCGGGAAAACCGGGCGGCTGGTAAGGCCGTTCGGCTTTTTATGGACTGGATCAGGCCGCTTTGGACCTACGTTCGCCCTCACGGCGATCGCCGTTGCGCCGCTCAGCAACACGACGGTCACCCTCGCGACGCTCAACATCGGGAAACTCGGCAGGCGCCGGAAATAGCTCGGGCAGATCGGGGCGCAACTCATGGCGCCCAACCCCGGATAGTTTTTCGAGCGGGATCACCAGTTCAATCGGGCAAGCCCCTTTGACGCGGAGGTGATGCCAAAGGCGCTGCTGGGAAAAACGCAGGCCCATGGCCTTCAGCTTTCGGGACACCTCGGACTGTCCGCCAATCTTCGAAACGGCCTCTTCAAACGCCGCTCGCATAGACTCTGAATCATTCATGGAAGAATCCTTTTATGTTGCCGCGACCAAATCTACAAACAAATCTGTCAACAAGCAACAGGCATTTTTGTTTCCCAAGCTACAAGCATGTTTGTAGCCTTCCTTCCATGACTACTCCATCGCAACGCATGCAAGTGATCGCCGACCTGTTCAAGCGGCGCCGAACGGAACTGAACATGTCTCAAGAGGACGTGGCGGCGGCCGTCCGCGCGCTGCTAGGTGGCGAGGTGTTTAAGCAGCAATCCTATGCGGCAATTGAAAGCGGCAAGACCAAACACTCGAAGTACCTGGCACAGATTGCCCGCGTGCTTGGTATTCCCCCTCAAGCGGTCGATCCGTCAGCCCCACCACCAAGCCTGACAGCCAGCACTACGATCGCTTATGGCGGTAATGCTCAGGTCATTGGCGAAACAACACGGAAGCTACCGGTTATAGGGTCTGTAGCAGCAGGCACCTGGTGCGAAGCTATTGACACCTTTCAGCCTGGCGATGCGGACGAATGGATCGACGCACCTGGGCCGGTGGGCCCGCACGCCTACGTGCTGAAGATCGACGGTGTCAGCATGTTCGACCCGGCCGGCCCCGTCAGTTTTGCGGACGGCGACAAAGTCGTCATAGACCCCGACAAGGAAGCGCAATCAGGCGATTTCGTGGTGGCCAAGCTCACGTCATCCAATCGCGTCACCTTCAAGCGTTTACGCAAAGAAGACGGAGAGTGGTACCTCGAAGCACTCAACCCCTCTTGGACTCCGAAGTACATACGCATCGACGAGGAGTGGCACATCTGCGGGCGGGGCATGTGGAAGGTGCAGCAACTTTAACAAGCAATAACACAACGATTACAAAATTACCTGTTGACCATCCTACAATCTAAATTGTAGCTTTACCTCGTCTCCACCACAGACGAGGTATCGCCTCATGGCAACCGCCACCCTGCACGTCCATCCAGCGTGCGCTTCCAATCGCAGCCTAATTGAGCGCCTGCAAGCCGCAACAGGCATGCTGGTCGTGATCAGCAACGGTAAGCCCAAGCTCAAGGCCGGCGCGAACGTGCCCACCACCCCAATCAATCCATGGGGAGGTGACGCCGCATGAACCGCCTCCAACTTAACGCTACCGCGTTCATCCGCCTGCAGGCGCAGGTACGGCTCAATGGCACCTTTCAGCATCGCCTGATGGCCGAGAACCCGCGCCGCAGCGTGCTGACCAGCGTAGCCATCGAGCAGTGCGGCAAAGCCCTGCGAGTTGAAGTCACCCATAACGGCACGCGTAACACCGTGACGCTCGACCGCCAGCGCCAGGACAACCCTGCCCGCCTGGCCCGCTTCCTTGAAGAAACGGTGAACGGGGATGAGCCAAGCAGCGTGTCCGAAACAGGCGAAACGCTGCTGGTCGACAACATCGAAATCGTGCTGCGCCAGGCGCTTCGTGCCGGTCGGGGCGCCTTCCTGTTCGATGTGGATGAACTGCAGCCCGAGCTGGTGATTAGCCGGAACCCTCACGGCAGTTACATCGCGCAAATTCGCCTCGATGACGCCACCAGCATGATCGTGCTGCCGGCCGATCGTCAGCGCGCGTATACCCAGCTGTCCGACCACCTGGCGATGTTCCTGCACGGCTACCGCGACGCCCTCGCGGCCGCAGCTTGAGGAGGCGCACCTATGAGCATGTCTCTCAAGTTCGCCGCCTCCCGGCTCGGGCTCGGGCACCGCACCCTGATGCAGCGCATGCGTGCCAAGGGCCTGCTGACCGAACATAACCTGCCGGCTCACCCTGATCGGGACAAGGCGTTTCTGGTCACGCGCGAAAACCGCTACCACCACCCGGACCACGGCCTGCAGTACCCGCGCACCACACGGGTGACACAGCAAGGTATCCCCTGGCTGGCCCAGCAGCTCGGCATCGAGCGCCCGCTACCGGAACCACAACAAGACCCGCGCGATGTCGCTTGAACCGTTCGCTATCTCGGGCGGCTCCGCTATGTGCGCCCGCTGGCCGCGCGAGTACGCCCGCCTAATCCTCGCGATGACAACCATCGAGGAGCGGCGGGCGGCATTGGCGGCTGTGCCGACGCACTTGCGCGAGCTGACCAGAACGCACGTAGAGATCGCCTGGAACCATCCAAAGGGGAACAACGATGGACAGCAAACTGATTGACTCGCTGCTGATCGAGCTGCTGCAGCTACCCGAACAGCGCCGCACGCCGGAGAAGATCCTGGCCAACCTCACACTGGCGGCAACCGCTGCCGGCGTATCACTGACCACCAGCGCCGCGCCCCTGCAGATCGAGCACCTACAGCTGGCTGCAGCATTGGAGCGACTGGCCGAGCAGCTGGGCAGCCAGTACCGCGCTCGCGCCATGCTGCGCCTGGGCGGAGGGATTGATGGCGTCGAGCTGGGCGCAGTGGTCGAGCCACACGACAGCAGCTCGCCCCTACCCCGCTTCGTCGCATTCGGCGCCACGGCCCGCGCGGCACTGGCCGGCATCAACCGCGACATCCGCGCGAGCGCGGCGCCCAAGGCAGCGATGCCGAAGGCGCGACGGTCGGGGCGGCTTGGCCTGCACAAGCTGCAAGCCCAGCTCGATAGGGCTGCAACCGTATGAGCCAGGCACAGCAAGAGCTGCGCCTGCGTCCGGCGCCACGCCCCGGCACCGTCGAGCTGCTGTATCGCACCCTTGGCGACGTGCTCGTGCCCGTCGACCAGGTACGGGCCCGGTACTTCCGCAACCTCAACGAAGACAACTTCGCCCGAGCCCTCCACGCCGGCCGCGTTCCGCTGCCGGTCACCACCATCGACAGCAGCGCCAAGGCAATGCGGTTCATCGACATCCGCCATTTGGCCGTGCTGATCGACTCGGCCTCTGACGCCGCAGACGCGGCGCTGGACGAAGCGATAAATCCGGTAGTTCAACAAAAAGCTAGCAACTGACCACACCGCTGCCACCACCAGCGAACACCACCACCAGGAGTACGCCATGGAACTCGAAACCCACCAGCTCTACGCACTGTTCACCATGCTTGTCAGCATCGCCATACTGATCGGCCTTAGCTACTGCGCCGGTCTGCGCACAGGCCGAGCGGCCGGTATTCAGCAGGGCGGCAGATCGGCCAAGCGCTACGCGAAGTGTCTTCTGCAGGTCACCCAGGCAGAGCAAGCCGAGCTGCGCCAAATGCTCGCCCGCGAGGAGCAACACACCGACAGCATCCGCGCCCAGCTCGATACGATGCGAACAGCACTCCACCAGGAGCAGGCCGAGCACAACATCATCGTCAAGGATCTGCTCGAAGAGCTGCAGCGCGAGCGCTCGAATGGCCTCACTCACGCGGACCATCAGATGCTGGTTCAGGTTGCTCGCGTGCTCGGACACGCCGCCGCCCAAGCCCGTAAAACCGGCACATCTAAAACCAACCAGTTCGCCGCAGCGCAAAGCCAAGTCACCGAACTCGCTATCCGCGCCCATGCCGCAGCGACCGCGCCCAAGCTCAAGGCCGCGCTGGCCGAGAGCGACATCACAGACACAGACATGATTGAGTGGCTGGAGCGTGAGGCGACCGCCAACGGTGAGCACGAGCAGGTTGCGCTGTATTTCCCGGTTGCGCTGCCCGAAACGGGCCTGCCTACCCTTCGCGGCATCTTGCAGCTGGCTATCGAGCAGCACCGTGAGCGCGAGCAAGGGCTGGGTACTTGGGAGCGCGTCGACGCTGAAGTTCAGCCCGCCGCTGCCATGTGTGCGTGAGGTGCGAGCTATGAACCGTCGCACCTACCCACTGCGCCGCCTCTCCCCCGAGGCGGGCGGCAAAGCCCTTCACGACCTGAGCCGCGCCAAACGGCGCCTGGCTCAACTCGACGCCGAGCACAGCGCACTGCTGAACGCAATCCGGAGCGAATTCGGCACTGAAACCCTATGGCGCCTGCAGGCCAATGCCCGCAAGGCCATCGCCCTGCAGCAGTTGCAGGAGGAATACGCATGAGCCCACAAGCTTTATCTGACAAGAATGTGGTCAGATTACGCGACACAACGCGAAATCTGATCAATACAGTAGCAACCGACTCTCTAAACGTCGGTGCCGCTAATGCTCTCGAAACTCCCCCGCCTGTCCCGGCTCGCTCTGCTGTTGCTTCTGCTCTTCTGGAGCGGCAAGGCTTCCTCGCCACCGCTGCACTCGGAGCCCCGGCCGTGCGAAAGCACGGCGGCGGCCAGGCACTGCGCGCACTCCTAACTGAGCAGACGGAAGGCCGCCATGCGCGCTTAACCGGTGGCGAGATAAAAAGTCTCTGCTGCGTAGCAGCAGGCATTATCGCTCTTGCTTCCCGCCCATGCGGAGCCCACGCACACCCCCTGACAGGCGTGCGCCGGGCCGCGCACCCTGCTGCCCCGCTTCGCTCATCGCCCCGCCCGCACGCGCAGCATGTTTTGAAGGTTCCACAAAGAACGTTGAGCCGGAAACGAAGAAACGCGGCGCATCGCATAGACCTAAGGCGGTTCGAAGCACACTCGTTGGGCTGGCTAGCCATAAGGATGGAGATCAACAAACGTGCAGATCGACTTAGACATTTTGTCGTACTTGAACTTCAAGTCTTCATCCCAAGCAGCAACCTCGCTGAGCCTGAACTTACGCGTACCCTTAAGGACATCAACGAGCGCGCCGTCAATCAGATAAACGCCGCGTTTTATAGCCAGCCAGGCGTCAGCCACGGCTTTGTCTTCGATCGATGCAAAAGCGATCGTCTCCATGTCGGCTGCGCTACTTCGGATCATATTCTGGAGATGCTGGTACTCGGCGAGGGTGATAGAGCTAGCGTCTCGGACCTTATCCATAAGATGCCCAACGCTTGCAACTGCATAGCTAGCAGCTTGCAGAGCTTTTTCCATGTATTGGTGTGCATCGCGGTATCGGGCCGATTCTTCTCTTGCGCGGGCTCTAGCCGACTCCTTACGGGCGACATCTTGTTGCCAGTAAGCGACCGCGAAACCAGCCAGTATCGCACCGATGGATCCGACGGCTTGAACCCAGCCGCTGATATCACCCGGCTTCATATCGGCAATGAGGCGCAGGCAAAGTACCAAAACAGCCAGCAACCAGACTGGAATTACTACCAAGCTCAGCACGCACGTCAGCCTGTAAAGAAACGTCCAGCTCCAGATTCTCATAGCAGCTCTCTAAGCCTTCCTGCGTTGGTGATGGAAAGCTTGCTGAGTTTCGGAGCGGCCGTCCACAACCGCTTTGTGACGGCAAGGATGGAGGACGCGGCATGAGCTCGCCCCGCTGGGTACTCATACCCAAAGCCGCCGAGCTGTACGGCTACAGCAAGACGGCCATCGAACACAAGGTCAAGAACGGCACTTGGGCGCAGGGGCGGATCTGGCGGAAGGCCCGGGACGGGCGGATCTTCATCAACATAGAGGAGGTGGACAAGTGGGTCGAGCAGTCTCCGCAGGAAGCGGCATAGAGGCCGAACTGGCGAAACACACCGGCATCGAGATCCACGGCAGCAGCATACGCATCGTGTTCATGTGGCGTAAGCGCCGCTGCCGAGAGACGCTAGGCCTTCCCGTAACAAAAGCCAACATCAAGCACGCCGCCCAGCTCCGGGCGGCAGTGCTTCATGACATCAAAATGGGGAAGTTCGACTACGCCCACCACTTCCCCGAGTCCCGCCAGGCTGGCAACTACAGCAGCAGCCGGGACGAACGCCTGGCGGCACTGCTGGAGCGTTACAAACCGCTGAAGGCAGTAGACATCACTGAGGAAACGGAGCGGCGCTATAACTTGGCTCTCGATATCTGTGTCGAGATGCTGGGCAAGGATCGCCTCGGCAGCGTACTGCTGCCGGAAGACATTCAGAAGCTACGCGTAGAGCTGATCGAGACGCGAGCCACATCCACAGCCAACCATTATCTAGCAACTCTTGCCGGCTTCCTCGGTTGGTGTGAAGCCAACGGTTATTGCCGGCTGGGGCTGGCCAACGCCTGCACGCGCTTCGAGATGACGGACCGCGACCCAGATCCGCTGACGAAATCAGAGGTTGAGGATTTGCTGCAGAAGGGCTGCCTGCATCCCATGGATCGAGCCGCCGTGACGCTCGCGGTCTACACCGGCCTTCGGCCGGGCGAACTGTGCGCGCTGGCCCATGAGGACGTCGACTTGGTGAGAGGCGTGATCCACGTTAACCGAGCGATTACGAGTGCCGGCGCATTCAAGCTGCCCAAGACTGGAAAGAAGCGAACCGTACTGCTTTTTCCGCCGGCACTGGAAGCCTGCCGCGAGTTGCTGGCGTTCAAGCACAACATCGATCCTCAGACCATTACCGTTCAGCTCACCCGCCACGAGTCGGTTCCGGAAACCGTCACGCCGTTGATCTCGCCACGCGTCCAGGCGCGCAAGAAGCACGTCAACACATGGTTCATCCCGTCCTCATGGAATTCGAAGTGGGCGAACATCCAACGCCGCGCACAGATTCGCCCGCGACGCCCGTACCAGACCAGGCACACCTACGCCTGCTGGTGCCTAGTAGCGCGTGGTAACCTTGCGTTCATTGCCAAACAGATGGGGCACAAGGACTTCACGATGCTTGTCCAGGTCTACGCCAAATGGATGGACGACGAGTCCCCGAACGAGCTACTCCACATTTGGAGTAGGCTTGAGCAAAAAAAAGGCCCCTGACGGGGCCTTTTTACAACATAGGAAGCTTTTAAGCTGCTTTCTCAGCCACATGTTGCTTGTGGGCTTGTTCGACACGCTCGAGCTTCAACTCAATCGAGCGCAGCAGCGCCTTGGCTTCTTTTGCAAGTGCCATAAATTGAATGTCATTAAGCTTCATCATACGAACGGCCTCTTTTCTAGCGTGGTCACGCAATTATTGAGCAGATCTGCGTCATCATCGTCAATGGCTCGGGCTATGCCTTCCATCAACTCAAGATACTCACGCGCCTTACCTGCTACCAATGGATCCTGAATATCGTCTGCCAGCAAATCGATAATCGAGCAGACTTTATGGAATTGCTTAGCAATTTCTGCATACGTAGGGTTTTCTAACCGTAGCACAGAAATCGAGTAATTCTTCGCGCTATGAAGGAAACGGTTGGCTACGTGCAGCAGATCTTCGTAAAGACCCTGAACAATCCTTGTTTTTTCGTCCTGCGTCATGTTTCCACCCGCTCAAATGACGCGCGATTCTACACTCGCGCCCTCATTTGTCAAGCTGCACCTATCTGTTCCGCAGCGAGTGAAAACATCCTTAGTGAATTACTCTGTCTTTACTGACACTATCATTGCCGCAAGAGTTCCACCACTACGGAACTGTGACATTTGTCGCTTCCGCAGACTAGAGCGACGCATGGTACGCTTATCCGCATAGCTCGCTAGCCCCAGCTTTCTCGGTTTCTACGCCCACTGCAGCAGAAGCAGCATGTGGCCATGATGCCCCAAATTTGCCCCACTGATTCGCCAACCCCTCGCTAACCTCCTGATGAATAAAGCAATTCCTGATCTGTCACAGCATACCCCCATGATGCAGCAATATTGGAAGCTCAAGCGCGAGCACCCAGACCAGCTGATGTTCTACCGCATGGGCGATTTCTACGAGCTGTTCTACGACGATGCCAAGAAGGCCGCCGCGCTGCTCGACATTACCCTGACTGCGCGCGGGCAGTCGGCGGGCACGGCGATCCCTATGGCGGGTATTCCTTTTCATTCCGCCGAGGGCTACCTGGCGCGACTGGTCAAGCTTGGCGAATCGGTGGTGATCTGCGAGCAGATCGGCGACCCGGCGACCAGCAAAGGGCCGGTGGAGCGCCAGGTGGTACGTATCATCACCCCTGGCACGGTGAGCGACGAGGCGCTGCTCGACGAGCGCCGCGACAACCTGCTGGCGGCGGTAGTCGGTGACGAGAAGCTGTTCGGCCTGTCGGTGCTGGACATCGCCAGCGGCCGTTTCAGCGTGCAGGAACTCAAGGGCTGGGAGACCCTGCTCGCCGAACTGGAGCGCCTGAGCCCGGCAGAATTGCTGATCCCCGACGACTGGCCGCAGGGCCTGCCGCTGGAGAAACGCCGCGGCGTGCGCCGTCGCGCGCCCTGGGATTTCGATCGCGACTCGGCGTTCAAGAGCCTCTGCCAGCAGTTCTCCACCCAGGACCTAAAGGGCTTCGGCTGCGAGAACCTGACCCTGGCGATTGGTGCCGCCGGCTGCCTGCTGGCCTACGCCAAGGAAACCCAGCGCACCGCCCTGCCCCACCTGCGCAGCCTGCGTCATGAGCGCCTCGACGACACGGTGATCCTCGACGGTGCCAGCCGGCGCAATCTGGAGCTGGACGTCAACCTGGCCGGCGGCCGCGAGAACACACTGCAATCGGTCATGGACCGCTGCCAGACCGCCATGGGCTCGCGCCTGCTGACCCGCTGGCTGAATCGCCCGCTGCGCAACCGCGAGATCCTCGAAGCACGCCAGGACTCGATCACCTGCCTGCTCGAGCACTACCGCTTCGAACAGCTGCAGCCGCAGCTCAAGGACATCGGTGACCTGGAACGCATCCTCGCTCGTATCGGCCTGCGCAACGCCCGTCCGCGCGATCTGGCGCGCCTGCGCGACGCACTCGCTGCGCTACCGCAGCTGCAGGCCGGCATGCGGGACCTGGTGGCACCGCATCTGCTGGAACTGGCGAAAAGCATCAGCACCTACCCGGAACTGGCCGACCTGCTGGCGCGCGCCATCATCGACAATCCGCCCGCGGTGATCCGCGACGGCGGTGTGCTCAAGACCGGCTACGACGCCGAGCTGGACGAGCTGCAGTCGCTCTCCGAGAACGCCGGCCAGTACCTGATGGATCTGGAGACCCGCGAGAAAGCGCGCACCGGGCTGGCCAACCTCAAGGTCGGCTACAACCGCGTGCACGGCTACTTCATCGAGCTGCCGAGCAAACAGGCCGAATCGGCGCCGGCCGACTACATCCGCCGGCAGACGCTCAAGGGCGCCGAGCGCTTCATCACCCCTGAGCTGAAAGAGTTCGAAGACAAGGCGCTGTCGGCCAAGAGCCGCGCCCTTGCCCGTGAAAAGCTGCTCTATGACGAGCTGCTGGAACTGCTCATCGGCCACCTGGCACCGCTACAGGAAAGTGCCGCCGCACTGGCCGAGCTGGACGTGCTGAGCAATCTCGCCGAGCGGGCGCTCAATCTCGACCTGAATCGCCCGCGCTTCGTCGAGCAGCCGTGCATGCGTATCGAGCAGGGTCGCCACCCGGTGGTCGAGCAGGTATTGGAGACGCCTTTCGTCGCCAACGACCTGGACCTCGACGATGCCACCCGCATGCTGGTCATCACCGGGCCGAACATGGGCGGTAAATCGACCTACATGCGCCAGACCGCGCTGATCGTGCTGCTGGCACAGATCGGCAGCTTCGTCCCCGCCGCAGCTTGCGAGCTGTCGCTGGTGGACCGCATCTTCACCCGCATCGGCTCTTCGGACGACCTCGCTGGCGGGCGCTCCACCTTCATGGTGGAAATGAGCGAGACCGCCAACATCCTGCACAACGCCAGTGATCGCAGCCTGGTCCTGATGGACGAGGTCGGCCGCGGCACCAGCACCTTCGACGGCCTGTCGCTGGCCTGGGCAGCAGCCGAGCACCTCGCCAAGCTGCGCGCGTTCACGCTGTTCGCCACTCACTACTTCGAACTGACCGTGCTGCCGGAAAGCGAGCCGGTGGTAGCCAACGTGCACCTCTCGGCCACCGAGCACAACGAGCGCATCGTGTTTCTGCACCATGTACTGCCTGGCCCGGCGAGCCAGAGCTATGGCCTGGCGGTGGCGCAGCTAGCCGGTGTGCCGGGCGAAGTCATCCAGCGTGCACGCGACCATCTGTCGCGCCTGGAAACCACCAGCCTGCCCCACGAAGCGCCGAGAATGGCACCCGGCCAGCCGGCACCGCCGATGCAGAGCGACCTGTTCGCCAGCCTGCCGCATCCGGTGCTCGAGGAATTGGGCCGGATCAATCCCGATGATGTGACGCCGCGCCAGGCGCTGGACCTGCTATACAGCTTGAAATCACGCATTTGA